GCGATCATACCACTCATGTCGCCGAGGGTTTTGGTGTCAAGTCCTGCCGATCCCGTTACACTCGCCCCCTGCCCGGTAATCGATGAGGCGGGGGAATAGGTGCCGCCATATTTTAGATTCCACGTTGCGCTTTCTTTTTGCTTTTCGATCAGTTCATCGATGGAGGCGATTTGTAAATCAATGGCGGCGATCCGGGCCGTTATATCGGAAGTGTCTTTATTTTCTGCCGCAAGCGCCTGCGCCTGTTTCGTAAGTTCGGCGACCTTATTGCTTAATTCTTCATATTTCGTCGGGACTTCCGGAGCGGGGGCCTTTAATTGTTCCGACAGTTCCCCCGCAAAATTACTCAGATCCTGAACGTCCGAAAGCAAATTTCTCATACTGACCATCAAGGGATCATCCTGAGAAATAGAATCCTGCGACATATCATAAAACCCCCGTTGCACATCTTTCGTGCGCTCCTCAATGACTTTTAATGCCCGCGCGTAGGTCTTTGATTGACTTTCAAACGGAGAGATAAGCCGTTCCCAGAATGAAAAATCACCCCTTGCGGAGAGGATGGTGAGCGTTTTGTTCGTTTCAGAAAGAACCCCTTTTACAAATTTGCTGGTTGCAAGGAAATTCTGCCATGTGATAATTAACGCCCCTACCTGTTCATTCAGGTCGCCGACAGCGTTTTTTAATTGGGTGACTGCCCCCGTTCCGGTTTTTGCCGCCGCCTCCGCCTGTCCTTCAAACTTACTCGTTAATGCCGCGATTGCAGATTCAGCCCTCTCGGCGCTCCCGGCCGCCCCTTCGACACTAATCCCATAACGAGCAAGCGCATTTGTTGACGCGCCGATGGATTTCCCAACCAACGCAGCCGCAGAAACAAGATCCATCCGCATAGCCGTTGCCATGTCCTGAATGGCAGGCAAAAGCCTCTTTATCTGCTCTTCGTTTTTTACGAAAGCGGCAAGTTGCGCTGCGGCCTCGATTGTAACCTCATCCCCGAAAAGCGTCTTTTTTTGCAGTTCCGAAGCGACGGACCCTATCTCACGCATGACATCCACGCGCCCTTTCAGCGCTGTCGTCAGTTTCGCCTCCGCCTGTTGCTGTACGTTTGCGGCCTCTGTTGCCACACGCATATAATTGGCAATGGCCGTAACTGAAAACGCGGCAATGGCGGCCTTTTGGATTCCAGAAAACATTGACTGGCTTTTTTTCTGAAATCCAGAAAGCGATTTATTGGCATCATTCAGTCCCTCTTTGAACTTTTTAGCATCCGCCCAAAGCATCCATTTCAGCCTTCTTTCCTTATCCGCCATTTGAAAACCGTTTCAAAATTTCCTCGTTGTGCTTTCGTATCTCATCATCCGTCATCGGCTTTTTGTCGGCCTCATCGTCATCGTCCCATGGGAAGCGCCATAATTCGCCGGGTTTAAGACGCTGCGATTTTTTGATCTGGATATTGAGCAGGTCGGTGGTCTGCATCCGGAAAAGTTCGGCGACGAATCGCTGATCGCTGCGCTTCTCCCGGTAGTAGATTGTAAGGGCGTCGAAGTATTGGCCGGGGAGCATATCCCAAAACTCCGCAGGGGAGAGGCGCAGACAGGCGATCCCCATTGCCAGATATTCGGATATTTTTTTAGGCTCCCCATCATCTTCACTCTCTATTTTTTTTTAACCTTCACTGCCCCGACCGATGAACTTATTTGCCGGTAGAAAACTTCGAGGATGGGGGCAATATCGGTAGGGCCGATTAAAGCACCCAAGTCGTCAACCGTAAAGGGCAGATCCCGTTTCTCTATCCGCGCTCCCTCGGCAAGCCCGCAATGGATCAGGGAGGTCAGGACCTTTGCGTTTTTACCGGCGATTTTATCCAGCTCCGCAAATTCAACACCCTCCACCTGCTGAAACCTTCCGATTGCGTTCCAGTTAAATCGGATCAGGTAATCAACTCCGTCGATCTCTAAATAGTCGTTCATGGTCAGTTCTTTTTAAAATTATTAGGAAGCAACCCAGACACTCCCCTGTGTCTGCAATTCGATCGAGCAATCCGCATAATTCTCGGAATCGCTGTTAAGGGTGAATTTTCTGAAGATCGCAAACCCGGAGGCCACGGGAGTACCCCCAAAAGTCATAACAAAGGATGACCCGGATGATCCGGCGCAACAACTCACCACATCGGCGAAATTCAGCCACCCAGCCACGGTGCCTTTCATCACAAAGGCGTTTACAGAAAAAGTCCCGTCATGTCCGATATTGTCTATCTGTTTCACGCCGTTGTCGGACTTCATTATCGTTTCCTCACCTTTCCCAGCCAGGGTGAAGGTGTCGGAGGTGGTTCCGGCTATTTTCTTTCCGCCCAGGGCCACCAAAACATTATAACCTAAAACTTTTGCAAGTGCCATATCTCTCTTATCTAAAGGTTGTAACTGTGGGGGCGGAGGTGATCTGCAATTCCACCGAACAATCAGCGTAATCCTCGGAGTTGCTGTTGACCGTGCAACTCAGGTAAGTGCAAGTCCCCGTAATCAGGGGAGCCCCGGTATCAGAACCCAATGCCAGGCCATAGGTTCCGGTCGTGTTATCCCGGCAGGCCGCCAAGACCGACGCGAGGCCGAGTTCATTAGCTCCTTCGGATCCAGTATAAACAAACGCGTTAACGCTGTGGGTACCTTCGTAGCCCGCATTCAGGTACTGCGTTTGCCCCTGATCAGATTTTTGGATCGCCTCTTTGATTACCCCGCCACCGGCGAACGTGTCGGAGGTCGTGCCGACAATCGAACGCGTACCGATTGTCAAAGCCACCTGATAACCTTTTACTTTTGAGTGTTCCATTTTATTCGTTTTCTGTTACTATTCTGAACTTTAAATCATTCACATGAACCGATGCCACCGCATCATATCTCTGTTCCGCCCCCTGGAAGTGGGCGAAATCTATCGATGTCCCCTCGCGCATGTTATCTGTCATCGCCAGTACCCCCGATATAATACCGGAGGACATATTTACAACCGTGTCGAGATCGGGTGAAACGAGGGAAACCGTAACGTCGTAATCATACCCCACGATCCCGGATTTGTCCCGTAGAGGCGTAGGGGAGGCGTTATATACGGCAAAGGGGGTTTCGGCCTCTATGTCACCTATCAGGGCGTATGCTTCGCAAACCCCGCTTATTGCGCTATGTATAGCTTCTAAGATCATGCGACTTTTGTCTGTTTGAACATTTTGTTACTCTGCTGGTCCAGGAACTTTTCAGCGTCTTTCAGCAGATTGGCTTCCGCGTATTCGACCACCTCCCGAAAAACATTGTCGTAGGACTTCTGAACGAACCTCTGCGGACGGATCCCCGCCAGCAAATGCCGGGTTCTTCTGACCGGCTTCTGGAATTGGTGCGTAGGATCGCGCCTTTCCAATGTTCCGTAATTAAGCCAGTATAGGGGATAATAAGCGTCGTAATTACGCCCATCCCGGAGTTGTACCATCACCCGCTTTGTGTAGATACCGGTTTTCACGGCAGGGAGGGACCTCATGTTTTTCGTGGTGATGGCCTTTTTTAGCTCTGAAACTTTCTGGGGGAGGTTCTGCTGCACTTCCCGTTCCAAAGGTTTTGCGGCGTTGCGCAGGGTTTTCTGAATGGGCCGTTTCGCAACCTTCGCCGGGAGCTTGCTCAGTATCTCCATCGTTTCGGCGACCCCCTCAGATTTTACATTGATATGTATTCCGCTTGGTTCCATCACCCCACCACTTTATTAACGCGCAGCCTCATCCAACGGCGCCGATTCAACGGTTCAATGTCCACGATGGCCCAATAGTCGGAATCGATTTTTACGCGGAATGTTATGTCCACGGTGCTGATGTAATGCCCAAGGATAGTAAAAGTCCCGTCCCACGCTATCCGATCAGCCCCGGCACTCTCCCCACCGGCATAGCGTTCAATGCCAACCATCGCCTTTTGATGCAAGGCATAGGTTTCCTTAACATGGCCGTGGCTATCCTTCACCCGTGTGGGCTTGTGATACTCCGCGTATGTGTCAAAAACCTTTTGCTTTTCCATCTTCGTTTTTCAAAAAAGCCCCGCCCGGTGTGGACGGGGCCAAAACCAAATAAAACCAACCGCTATGAAAACCTAATGAACTTTGTAATTTCTGAGTAAATATTCCGATACCGTGGGGAGCTGGCGAACCGTGTCCCCCGGATTTTCGTATAGGTGCTGAGTGATCAGAAGAATGGCCGCCCGGACATCGGCGGGGACCGTCGCAGGGGAGGCGTAACCGGCCACGTACCGGACTAACCCGGCCTTCTCCGTGGATCCCGTTGCGACCGGAACCGTGGAAAATTCGACCTTCTGGGGGGTGGTGTAGTCCAGGAATGTGTAATTGCCGGTGGCCAGCGTTTGATATTCCGACCCGTCGAAATAGCTGACCGACGCTACACCCGTTGCCGGGGAGTAATCCAGATCAATGACCGGGGTGAATTTTTCAATGGCCTGTTCAATCGTATCACCGCCGATCCGGAAGATCTGACCCGTGAACTGCTCCGCCGCATTACAGGCGGCCTCCATCAGGATTTTAAGATTCTCGTCCTTCTCCGAGTGGTAGATGCCCAAATGTTCCTTAACCCCGGAGATCGTGACCGGGAGGACTGTGCTGCGTGATATGAACCGGCTTGTTTTCATTTCGTTTTCCTGGTGCGAACCGTTTTCTTTTTCGTGGTTTCCTCTTCCCTTACATAGGCTTTAATAACCGGGATCTCCTGCATGGTTTCCGGAACCGGGATGGCGTTACCGCGTGCGATCAGTTCCGCAGCCCTTTCGTCTGGAATCTCCGTGGTTTCTCCCCCGAAATACGCCCACCCTGGAATCGGCCTCAAGATCTTTACTTTCATCGCTTGTTTTGTTGTTCTTTAAATAGGGGGGCGGAGTTGCCCCCGCCCCCTGGGGAATATGAAAGGATTTTGGGACCGCGTTAAGTGGTCAAGGCGTCGAGCATCGCGGCAAAGGACTGAGCGTGACGCACGGCGACATCCCACCATGAATGTATAAAGACATTCACCTGTGCCTTTTTGGCGGCGGTGTAGGGATCCACGATGATGTCAAGCCCGTTCCACTGGCCGATCATAAGGTCAGCGAAATTCCCGAAGATAATGGCCGAGCATACGCCGGTGGTGGTGGATTTGTCAAGGGTAGAAGGAACCTGCGTGGTAACATAGGCGGGATAACCCATCAGGGTGTTTCCGTTTTCAGCCCACACCATCCGCTGATCAGTCCCCACGGCGGTGCTTTTCAGTTTTGCCCGCACTTTGGGATTGGTCAAAAAGGCCAGGGATCCAACGTCTGCATTATCCACAGCGACTTCTCTTTCCAGCGCCACGATGTTCGCCCAGGTGGGGGCGGCTCCGGTGGTTCCGCCGGTCACGCTACCGATCCCGGAGGTGGCCAGGATCCCGGTCGGTGTGCTGGCTGATCCCCCGTAAATAGCGGCGGAATCCACACCCAGGGCCACGGCATTGATCATGTCATTGCGGAGAATGGCCTCCACGTCGTAACTCGACTGTATCAGAAGCTGTTTGCTCATGGTCTGGTAGGCGGTCAGCCTCTTCGGGGTCATTTCCACGTTGTCGAACGAGGCCGCGAAATCTCCGGCGTCGGCCACTTCAGATGCCCAACCGACGGCCCCGGAGGACAGACGTGGAATCGAGAGATTCCCCTTCAGACCGGTCATCACGCGGGCGCCAGCCTGCACGACCACCAACCGGGCCTTCAGCGAGTCAATGAAGTCTTTCGTGTCGGTGGCCACAAGTTTGGAACTGGTAGCGGCCAGGTCGGCGCGGGAGTTGATCACGAAATCGGGAACCCCGATCCCCTGCACTCCTTCGTTCTGACGAACGGCTTCTTCGTGCATTTCCTTTTCAAGGCCGGTCAGGCCGCCCCGGTAGGCAGTTTCAAAAATGGCCTTCCGGAAACTGTAATCCTTAAAGGTCTTTTTCTCGGTGATGATGCTCGGGGCTTCGATCACGTGCCGGATCGCCATCTTTTCGATGCGCTCTTCACGGGCGATGTCGAGATCCAGCGCGTCAATATCGCGCGCCATTTGGTCAAACGCGGAGTTGTCCTCCGCGGTACGTTCAGCCTTCGAGGTCAGTTCTGCCATCTTCGCCTCAAGGGCCGTCCGCTTCTGTTTCAATTCTTCGGACTTTTTCATTTTCTGAACTTTTGTTTAATTGTTAATAATTAGCCTCTCCGGCTTTTTTGATAATATTTCATTGCTTTCTCTGTAAACTCCAGCTTCGATTTAAGCGTTTCAATCTCTGCCTGCTGGGCGATGATCTGTCCCCCGAGGCGCTGAATCTCTTCTTTATCCTGCCGCGCGGTGGTTTCCTCTTCGATGGTCCGGCGCAGGGCGTTAGGGTTTGAGGGGATGTTCACGATTGAAAATTCCATCAGTTCCACGGCACTGAAATAGTAAGTAGGATTCTTCCCATTGACCGCCTGTTCGCCTTCACCCCATTTGCCGGGGGCCGTTTCGCGGAAACCTACCGATGTGGCTTTCAGTGTCCCGTTTAGGACTTTGCGAAAGATTTTTTCTGCAAGCGGGTTAATATCTTTCGGCTCAAACGTCACGCGCCCGATCAGCTTCCCGTCTTCGGCAAATGCTTCACCCGGCCCCAGAACTTTATCGGGGTCTGGATCGAGGAACCCGTAAACGTCGTGTTGGTAACCAACAATCCCGTTGCGATTGAAATTGTCCAGGTTCCATGCCGATATAGGGATGACAGTTCCGTGCCGGTCGCGGGTTTCGTCGCTGATCACAAATTCCACGGTCCGCGTTTCTTCGGCAATTTTGCGGTCAAAGGCGCGGATCTCTCCGGTTATGTATTTCCTATTTTCCATTTTTTGGCGTGTTAAGATTTCCAAGTAGTTCGGGGAGGGTCATATTTGAGGGGACCAGATATTCATCGAGGCCGTCCACAGGATTCAGGTTTTCCAACTCGCGGACCTCGTTGCGGGACATCCATCCATCGAGAACAGCCTTGTGATACCAGTCGGACTGCGCGGCCAAGTCCCCCCGGAGCAGCCCTTTCAGGTCGAATTTTACATCAATGCGCTCCGCTTCACCTTCCGGGAATAGCTTGCGCTCAATCTCGGTTTCAAAGCGTTTGCACTCCGGTCGAAGTCCGTATTTAACGAACTGAATGTCCTGCTGTTCCGTGTTTGTGAATGTCGAGTGCGTATGTTCGGCCAAAAGGGAAACAGGGACTTTCCAAATCCGGGATGCGTCCTGTATAGAGAATAACCGGGTTTGGATGGCCTGCGCCGCGTCGGGGCTGATGCCGATGGTTTTGTACTTTAGTCCGTGTTCGAGAATAGGAGTCCCGTGGTCCCCGGCTTCCGCTATCCGTTTGGCCACCCTTAAATAGCTGGCGTCGGAGAGTTCCCCGTCAGTTTCGATAACCCCCCTTAATGCCCCCTTTTTATTGAAATATTCAGCGGCGAATTGCTGACCGGCCAGTCCGATACCGATACTTTGGGCGTGGTATGTCACGGGGTCAATGCCTACAATCCCGTCTTTTGAGAATAACTTGACGTGGAGGATGTCGTCTGCGAGGTAAGTCCCTGCGGTTTTCCCTTCCGTCACTTTGTAAACGACGTCATACCCGCGGGTCATCACCATTACGGAACCGGGATGAACCGGGTGCAGGGCCTTTGGGAAGCCATTACCTGCCCATTCGATGACGGCGTAGGCGTTGCCCCACCCGGCGACACAGGATTCCATGTACTCCCAAAACACGAAATCGGTCATGTAGGAGTTTGGCCGGTGGTGAATAAGGGAATAAACGGGGTGCCTGGTCAATTCTTTCTTTCCCGTGGAGGTGCGCTCATATACGGCTTTTGGAAGGGAGGCCAGATTTTCGGCTTTGATGGAAATAGCGGCAAAGGCGCCGGTAAACGTAAGGGCCGTGTCGTGGTCAACCATTTGCCCGGCAGCGGTCATGCCACCATTGCGCGGAATGTACGAAGAAGCAGGCATTACCAGCAATCCGCGCGTTTTCGCGTAATCTATCAGGCGTTTTTCAATGAAAGCGGGTAACCTCATTGCGATATATTGGACCAATTATCGCAAAGGTAAAGATTATTTTGACGCCTGTCAATTTGTTAATAACAAACTTTTATGCAAAAGTCGAAAATAACTTTACTTTACCTGTCCCGATTATCTCTGAAACTCCTAAAACTCGCGTACCTCCGTTGTCCGAACTCCCGCTGATATTCAGACTCAAGCATCTCATATACCTGTTCATGGGTAATTCCGGGGTCCCTGATCCGCATATCCGCCAGGGTGGACCAAAACAGGGAAATGAATCCCTGCTTTGTCGTCATCTGGATAATTCGCGGCGGAACCATCAGGCATTCTCCATCAGTTCGTTCACAACATCGACCCGGAGCCTGTTGACGTGCTTCAGGTCGTAGTATTCCCGGATATAGTCGAGCGCCTGATTACGGTATTTGTTGTAGCTGATCTGCTCCCGGAGCAGGAAGTCCAATTTCTCGCCGTAGTCCTGCGGATCCTTATATTTGATCGTCCCCGGTATAACATTCCATTCTTCCCAATCCGGCACAAGGCAAACCGCCCCGGAGAATGTCCCCTCTAAAGCCGCTATGTTGCTCTTGCAATGATTGAAAAAGTCGTTATATAGGGGGACCTGCATCACCCGCGGGCGGTATTCCTTCAGCCATTTGAAATACAAAACCGGATCTTCCGGCTTCCGGTATTTTTTATTGGGCAGATAAAACTCCCATGGGTTGTACCCGGCATAGACAAAGTTCCAATCTTTGTATTTGTCCTGCGCCTGAAGTATCTGGATTTCGTGAACCCTCAGATCCATACGGTGAGAGTCCCCACCACGCCACAAAACCGTTTTCTGCGTAGTGCCCTGCGCTGGTTCACCGATAAAATCAAATGGCAGGGCATTGGGTACAACCCGGACATTTTTGTTAAGCGGGCCATATAGCGTTTTTAAGGCCGCGGTGGACACCGTGATCACGTCGGCAAGTTTGGCTATCTCTGCGAGGTTCTGATGCACCTTCTCGTCGGAAAACGTGTCAAAAGCCCGGTTATTAGCCTGCGGAATCTCAAACAAATTATCGTCGTAGTCGATCCAAACCGGAATGTGCAGGTCTTTCAGAAATCTGGTCAACGGAAGCGAGGCATATGGCCTCTGCTGGAATACGATGTCGTACTGCGTAAGCGTAGACCACGTGAGGTTTCCGATCTTGCTTATGTCGTGGGTGTCGATGGTCAGGCCCGGGATTTTCCGCATCATATCCCGGAATACACCGGCGGCCCTGTACCATGATGTTGTGTCGTCTTTCGTGATGGTTAATGCTAAAATTCTCATATTTGTTAAAAATTAAGGATTTTCAAATCTGAATCTTTGTATGGCTCCGGCTTCGCCCCGCTCATATATCCGCCGATGGCGTTGATAATCGCTGTCAAACCGTCTATTTTGTTCATTGATTTCGCCTTGTGCAGTTTGATATTGTCGTTTGCATCCGTCACAGCTACCGCGTTGCGGAACATCCACCGGAGTACAGGGTCATTCATCAGATCGACCTCCGCACTCTCCACAAGCCGCTGAAGTTCCCGCGTCGGCTCGCTCATGGTCTTAATCGACTGATTGAACTCATCCAAAATGTTATTCAACCCCGCCTTCTGAAGCCCCTGCACCGTCCCGTGGTATGCTTTTGCCGGGTCATAAGCAATATTCCGGCAGTTCACACCCCGTATAATCTCGGTGATCTTCTCCACCTGCGCGTCTATGTCGATAACATTCCCCTCCGTCACGAAGATCCTGCCTTCCGCAGCCCATGTTTTATAATCCACTCGGTCGGCATTTTCCTCCATCTTCGCCTCTGGAATCCAATAGTACAGTTTAATCGCCTTTAACTCCGGAAAATACAGGGCTAGCGCGTTTATATCAACATGACTTGCAAGGTCCAACCCGGCATAACATGTTTGTCCAACCAGATCGGCGTCTGTGGTCCCGTTGCTACACTTTCTTACCTTCTCGTCTTGAATCCAGACGGTCGGCGCGTCCACCCATTGATTCAGGTTCTTCGTTTTGAAATTTACCTCTTCCGACCCGCCCCGATTGAGTGCAGACTTAAATTCCTCTTCCAGATATTCGGCAGATATGCTTATGCCCATGTTTGGATTGGACTTAGCCCATGTTTTCGGATCCTTCCAATCGTCCCCCTCGTCGGCGGAATAGATCATCACAAACGTATTTTCTTGCTTTTTGATCCCCAGAAGCACGTCGATATAAATCCTTCGCATCAGAAAACAGGGCGATGTTTTGTCAAACCCAGCAGTCGTAATCGTAAAGATCATAGGCTGTCGCCGCGCCCCGGTCGCAGACTTTAAGACGTTGTAAAGCATATCAGTTTTATGCGCGTGGTACTCATCCACGACGGCAAAGTGCGGGTTTAATCCGTCCAGTTTGTCGCTGTCAGCCGCCAGGGGTTCCATTTTTGACAGTGTGCTTTCCATCGTCAACGCCGACTGAAACCGCGCGATCTTATTCGATAGCGCAGGGCTTTTGCCTACCATGTTCCGGGCCTCCGTCCAGCATATTTTAGCCTGATCCCTTTTGGTTGCGGCCGTGTAAATCTCGGCACCGTCCTCTCCGTCCAGGACCATCATATACAGGGAGAGGGCCGCGGCGAACGTGGTTTTTCCGTTTTTTCGGGCCACCTCCACGTAAGCATACCGGAACCGGCGGGATCCGTCCAGACGTTTCCAACCAAACAGCACCCAAACGATAAACATCTGCCATGGTTCCAGCTCGAATCTCTTCCCGGAAAACTCCCCCTTTGAGTGTTTAAGGATCGAAAAAAATGAAATACAGCGCATGGCGGCCACTTCATCAAACCGGATCTTCAGTTTATCCGCGTTTTCAAGGTCCGCCAAATGCCTCTCGACGGCCAACCTCTCCAATTTTCCGCAGATACGCCGACCGGAAAGCACGTCATTGATGTACTTTTTTACCTTTTTGCGCTGTATTTTGGTGCCTTCCGTCATTTAAAAGTGTCCATCAGGGCCTGCAATTCATCCTTCGGTTCCTCTTTTCGTGCGAATTTTAACGACGATACCGGCGTAAAACCGTACTCCGCAGCCTGCCGCATTATTGCCGGTTGCAATTTGTTGAAAAGATTCACGTATGGGTTTTCAATAAAACCGATTACGTTCCCATTCTCATCGAACCGTTCCTTAAACAAACCTTTTTGCATCTCATCCAAACAGGTGAATGCCAAATCTATGTTTGACGAATACACGGCAAGAGGGAGAATATTGGCGTCGGTAAGAATCTCCCATTTGATCAGATAGTTTGCCATCTGCTTGAATATGTCCTGCGCCCTCTGCGTTTTCAGGACCGACAAATCCACGTGGTCAATAGTGGTAAGCTTTTCACCGGGCGGATCCCCCTGCATCCGTTCGGGGCGTTTCTCCCCACGGAGCTTTTTAACTTTGTCTGGTAATAATTTTCTTCCTTTAGCCATAACTAAAACTTTAGTTCAAATAACCCAATTTTGGAAAAATAAGAAGAAGGTTGAGGTGCGGTGGAAAAGATGTTTTAATAAGCCTTTTCTACCCCCCTCCCCGTCAGTTAGTTACTATGTTTATATTCATTTAATACTTTTTTGTCTTCATTTCCCTTCGCATTGTTGCACGACTTACACAATGACTGCCAGTTACTTTGATCCCAAAAGTCGTGGATTGGGTATGGAATTATATGGTCTGTAACTTGTGCAGCCACGATCTTCCCCATGCTTTTACACCTCTCACAAATTGGATGAGATCGCTTAAACGCTGCGGATTCTCTCTTCCACCGCCCCGTATCATAGAAAGCCCGGAGCCTTCCCCGCGCCTCCTGACCTTTGGGCCGTGGTGCTGACTGCCATGCGTAGGTCCTTACTCTTGATCCCGGTTTATTTGGCATTGATCAGGTCTTTAATGAGGTTTAATGTCTTTGCACTCAGTAAGTCGTCAGGTGTTACCCTGATAACCCGGTAGCCTAATCGTGTGGCCTCGTTATACTTCTCCATGTCAGCGACAAACCCAGCGCCCCTGGTGTGTCGGCCCCGTGTCCATGCACCGCCCTCGACCTCCACGATGATCTTATCCGTGACCGGGTTAATGCAGTAGTCTGCCCTCCACCTTCTGACCGGATGGAATCGGAACTCAGTCATACAGACGGCGCCTAAGTTCTGCCGGATGAATGTTATGAATATGTTGCTGGTTGTGTTCTGTTTCATCGCGTGTTGCCTGAGTCGGGGATAAGTTCTAACCCGGAGATTCCGTATTCCGCCGTAAATTGATCAATGTGAGGTATGATTTTTACCTCACCCTTATAATCTGGGTGCTTTTCCGATTGTTTTTTTGTGTTCCTGAATAGAACCCCTGAATTAAGTTTGTTATCCATTTTGTTTTATTTTCTCAATGATTCCCCTTTGAATAATACCGGCGTACAAATTGCCCGAAGCCGGTCTCTGGTTCGGATTCCGTATTTTCGTTCAATCTCATCCGGTGATAAATTCGTAGTGATGATCAGAAT